CCGCGAAAACCAAGGATGCGATCGCCGCCACCACCAGCACGATAGATAATACACCTTCCATAACCTCTCCGTTTTAATATTGTTGCCGCTAATATACAACTATTCCTCCACCTTTTCCACCCGAAGCGGAACAATCCCTATCTCTTCAAATATCTCATCAATCAATTTATCCAGTTCCTCCCTGGTCAACCCGATAAATTTATACGTTACCAAATAATCAGCCATGATGAACCTCCTTTCCCTCCTTCTCCGCTACCACTTGATCTATCAACTCCCGGATCACCAATAAATCCTCGTCATCAAACACCTCGCAAACAATATTGCCATCAAGCTCAAACTCGTAATACTCGCTATTTTCACGTTCTTTCGTGCTGATCCTCCGGGTATGCACCAAGCGTATTTCCCTTCTTAAACTCATCTTTTACCCCCTTTCCCGCAAATATCCCCATCAATCTCCTGCAACATCACGTCATTATAAATTCCGAAAACCGCATCCACCGCAGAGTCCACCGCTTCGCTAAAATTAATAATAAAATGATCAATCGGACGTTCCGGGTAAATCTCCACCGTCTCGTTAAATCTCATCCGGGCAAGCTGCAAATCTGCAACCAAATCCCGAAGTGCTTCTTTGTTTGTCATAATTGTGTATTTTTTGAACTTATAGGCACGAAAAAACGGTGTACCTGTCCCGTTGTTCAAAGTCTACACAAGGTGGCTCGCCAACATCATTACAATAGTTGGCACGGGGGTATACACCGCTATATCTTACACAATCGTGTACTTTCCTGATAGATATAAAAAATCCACCTAACGTGAATCGTGGTGGTCTATCTCCACCTTATGATTAAACTTTGAACATTACAAAGATGAAAACAATTCCCGAGAAAACAAAAAAAAGCGGGAAAAATCCCGCTTTATCATTAATCTATTAATCTGCAAATGGTAGTTTAAATTGCCGGAAGTCAGATTCTAATAGTTGCATCAACTGAATCGATGTTTTCTCAATAATCTTTCGCTTTTCGTTTAGTTTTCGTTGAAGTTCTTCTTTCTCAACAGTTAGAGATCGAAGTTTACCCGTCATTTTTAATATCGCTTCCTCTCTATCCCGTTCTTGATCCGTCGTGTAACGTCCCGCCTTACGTATTGCCGGCAATACTTCATGTGTTATCCAACGTTTAAATTCTCTCGCTTCTGGTTTAGTACTTGTTAAGATTAAAGGATACAAACCAAATTCATTCACGGTCAAGGTCTCTTTTTGCTTACCTTGACCGTCTATAATACGGTCAAGCCTATATTCATCTTCATCCAAACTTTTAATTTTTTGATAGGAATCTGCATATCCTAAAATATTACATACATCAATACCAGCAAACCAATATTGCTCATTTTCATCTGTCTTCAGCCTGACTAAATTCCCCTTAAATTCAAATTTCTGTTCCATGTTTCATTGTTTTATTATTAACTATATGTTTTAAATTCAACACAACAAAGATAAATAAAACAATTTCAATTTTCCAAAAAAATAATCACATATTTTATTGATAATCAGACACTTGAATCAAAATCAACGATTTGACAAATAGAAGATAACAGTAAAAACAAAAAAAAGCGGGAAAATTTCCCGCTCTAATTCTCAAAACTAAACGCTATTGACCAACCATTATACGCCCCAGCAATATTCCACTCCGGTTCTATCTCGATGGAAGCCCGGTCAAGATTCCGTAACAAATTATGCCCCGCATCCGAGTCCTCGATTAATTTATCCCGAATTTTCCCAGCCAACCCCTGTAAACGTTCATAACTCTCGAACTCGTTATCCCGTGACACGGAAGTCTTTCCGGCATACTCTAGCACGAACAAAAGAATGGTGTTATTATCTCCCATGTTATCCTCGTTTCCCGTGCTACCGATTGTCGGGTAAACCGCCACCATAATCACTCCCGTCTCGTCTCTTAACCTCTTTTTCAAATGCTCCTCCTGTACCACCATGACGAGTTCATCAGCCCCGATCAACTCCAACAATCCTGTACAATAATCTTTATATTCACTTAGATTTACCATTAGCGTACATCTTTTCTAAACGTTTATTATCCAAATACCATAAATACAAACGCAACAAAACCGAATACAAGTTTGTCCGCTTCACCTCTTCAACCGTTCCAAACACCCCGTTCTCCGCCACCCCCAGCAATATCCCCGTCAACCCCAACCCCTCGGGATTATCTTCCTCTCCCGAATCGCTCGGCTGTTTAAACAAAGGTGCCAACGAGATCAAACGCCCGTCAATTTCAATCTCACCCGATTTAAAGTAATGATCACAGGCAGAGAACCACGACAGGATCACGAATCGTTCTTCAAAACTCAATTTCCGGAACTTTCCCGCCCGCTTTAAACAAACATGGGGGTTAAATTCTTCCCGGATATCATCAGACACGCACCCCGATCGAGCGGGACGATACAATATCGCGCACAAGGTATTCAAATAATTCTCATCTTTGCTTTCCATGTATTTACGATAATAATCATCCGCCACCTGATATTCCCCAAAAGTAATGTTAAACAATGCCGTATCCGGACCATGAAAAACTTTACGCCCGATTCGAACGGTTGGCAATAAATTAGTCACGCAATCAAAATTGAATACCAACTCGCCATCCATCTCGGAAAACACGAACGACACGGTTTCTGCCGCTAACACAACATTCCCGTACTTCTGTTCATACTCTTCCCTTGTCAAGAATTTGTCTCGCCTGTTATGTTTCCTTCCTCGCTTGATCCCGGCAAGATGATAAAACACCAACACTTTAAACTCCAACACGCTCGTTTCTCCCGCGATCAAACGTAATCCCTGTTGGATAATAAACAATAATTGTTCCCGGTTCAATTCCTCCCAACAAGAAGGATAAGAAACTCTCTTCCCTATTTCCGGAATCTCGATCACATTCATACCGTGAAAAATTTTTCTTGATTATAGTCCGTTTTTTTTCTCACGTACACGGTTCCATCCCCCGGGGTGATCTCTTTTATATAATCTTGTAATTCCACGATTCCCCGCTCGGCATCGCCAGCGTAAACGTTCTCCATGATCCCGATCAAATCACGTGAAGCTGGCGAGCTAGCATCAACCGTTTGCCGTTCCGAATCAAAACGAGTAACCACGGAATCCGGCAATACCTTCACTGAAAAACGCCTCACCGCCTTCGCCATCACCAGATGTGGAACGATCTCCCGGCACAACTCTACCACCCGTTCCTGCCCCTCCGTCAACACCCCCGCTCGCATCGCCTCCTTTATTTCCTCGTAACGTTCTTTCCCGATATATTTTACCATATCCCGATCCACGGAACGAACAAACGGTAACACCCGTAAAAAGAAATAACGACTCCTATCTATCGGGATCACGTTATCGAACTCGGTAGCGTTACTCACGAATAACGATCTCATATCCTTACGCTGATCCGATTCCTTCCACTCCACGATGGACTCGACATTTTTATCCAGGAATGCAATCAAACGATCAACAGCTTTCCCGGCCTTGTCCCTGATACCCGCGTCATCCCGATCTAACATCCATTGCCACGGCAGGCTCTCCGATTCCTTGTCAATTTTCACCTTACGCCCGTCCTCTTCATGAGAAACGTCCTGGTTCCTCGACCACGACAAATACGCATTCAACGCAATCGGCAACTGGAAACGGCGAATCAATTCCACGTTCAACTCTTGTTCATCCTCACCTGTATACGCCTTCAACACTCGTTCATAAATCTCCTCCCCCAACACCTCGATTAAATCCTCCGTTGCCAGTTCTATATCCAACACGAACGAATCTAATTTGGCCGTGGCGTACAACCAAGGAACACACGCCCGAAATTCCTCTATATTTTCAAATAACATCTTCATCACACGTTCTGTTTTACTCTATCTTTTGGTGCAACATCTTCCTCCCGGAGTACGATCTTATGGTAAAAACCAACCCTCCACGGAGTACCGGGGAAATTTAAACGAATCGTCTCGTTCAATGCCTGCAAAATAATTTCCTCCGGGATCGTAGTGTCTGATGCCAGGTACAATTTCAAGGCGTACAGCATTTCTGAACCCGAGGATAATTTACCATCCACCATGATATTTGATAATGCCGGGTGTAATCCAATCCCCGAAGTAGTAGCACTATCCGCCTTCTCGCTTACCCTTATCTGGGCCTCGATAAAATCTTTTATCTTCTGATCGATCGGAGTAATCTTCCATTCCCAAATTTTCCCTTCATCATCCCTCAGCGAAATCGTGTGAAAAAACTTCCCCACATTTTTCTTTCCTGACAAAGCATTTGCTAACGAACGTAACACTTCATCTTTATGCTCTTCCAACATTTCATCATTATACTCTATCCCGATCCGGGTACATCGTTGCTCTATCTTATCCTTTTGTATATCCCAATACTCTGCCGGGGATTCAATATGAAACGCCACGTTTATCGAATTTTCCGTGATATACTTCAACACCTGTGGAACGTCTGACGAACGCATGATCCAGTTACGAGAACCCCAAAATGACGGAATGGAATACAAAGACCGGGCATAAGAATAACTATTGTGATATGAAATCGAAACAGCTCGAAACGGATCATCCTTATCATACACCGGATACGTTGCAATTCCCGATATACAATTATTTTCAAAATCCCCCACGTATATTTCCCTCACGTCTTCCAATTTTCTACTATCCACCCAGCCCAAACGTGCATTTACACCGGGGATCACCTCCAAACGGGCAATTTTGGCCTCTTTACCGATTCTTTTCCCCCGTGTCGGGAAATGTTTCACGAAATAACCGTGCAAATACTTGTATTCGGTAATCGCCATCTCTATGTAGCGAAGATAATCCCACGACTCCAACCATTCCCATATCTTAGCATCACGTCCCCACTCCCGGATCACCTCCCCGTTCTCGTAAACTTTCTTGTAAAGTTCCGGCCCTTGACCGTACAACAACCCTTTTTCCCGTTCCAGGATACCGGGAGCCAAATTATTTTCATCTAACATATCCCGGACAAAAGAAGGGAGATTATTATCCACGCCATAAGGAACCACCTCTTTCCCCGAAACAATCTCCGGTTCAACCTCCCAAGTTTTCGAGAGATTCCCGGCAGAGAAGGTTCCGACCATCCCCGAATACATTCCCACCCCAACCCCCGGGATATTCACGAACCGGGTATTACCTACCCTGTTTATTTCCACGTTTTTCATCGTATCGTAATTTTTTCACCGTTAAACATCATCAAAAGAGGGAGATAAAATTGCCTAGCCTCCCCTTTATCTAAATCCATGTAAGGAATCAAGAAATCAGCATTTCGATAGGTTTTCGCATCTGCTTTCTTACGTAAACGAGCATTCTCGACCTCCACTACCCCCCCGGATTTCATCTCCGACATATTCAGGCTCATGAAGGCCATCGAGAAAGACTTCCCCTCCGCCGTCAACTGGCGCATTTTTTTTATGGCTTCATACAATTTCATGATATAAAAATACTCTGTAATTTACACAGGATAAAGGACAGATATATCCTCTTATATCATTCTTAACACAAGGGATTTATAATTTTCACTACCTCAAAGCCATCAATAAAACTCCCAAACAAGAACATTTGACAATACATATTCAAAAAGCCGATATTTATCCTTCCTGAGTCATCTTTCGAGGTCCTTTTCAAGAATCATTACAATTTACTCTTTCTTAATCAACCCATTAGGCTCAAATTTCCGTTTTTCACGGAAATTCTGAACCGATTGAACCCCGGCCGCCCCCTTCTTGATTCACGATTGCAAATCCTTACCTACCCAATGAAATATGATTACACACTTTAACACAACTTTTTACACTCTTCTCCCGCCGCAGGCAACCACTTAAACTTTACAGCTAACTTTCAAAAGAATCTAACCATCTTTTACCTTGACACCCCAAGGAAAAGAGTGCAGGATCACCCCGCACTCAACGATACATTACTAGACTTCACCTTGGTATGTTTAACCCACTTCTTTCTCATCATTAAATATTTAAACGAATCCGAGAAGTTCGTCGATTCATAAGGCAAACGATGAGCGGGGAGTTTCTCCGAACGTTTATCCTTGCTGATCCTCTTCTTACCTTTAAATTCAACGATCTTGGTCGGAGTTATCTCCAACGAGCATTTCAACGGCTTGGCATGGTACATATCAATTAACACGTTAGGTAAATTTGGGTTCTTGCCGGAGAATAATTCCATCATGAAATCATACTCATCCCAGGTATAAATAGTACCCTGATTCCTTGATTCCAGCGTCACCGTCCATCCCGTCCTCTTCCCATTTCTATCCTTCTCGATAGCCTGTTTCAACTTACCCGCCAAATCCTGTTTCACCTTCTCGTATTGATTCCCCGCACGATCATAGAACATCGCAACTTTCTTACAATCGTGATAAGCGAAATAACGCAGGAATTTATCCGCGGCCTCTCGAATCCACTCCGGGGGTAACGTGTATAATGTTTTAAGAACACGAAAGTCTTTCCCCTGTTCCTGTCCTATCGAGATAGAAATCATGTTCCCGAAATCAATCCCGATTTCGATCGGTTCATCTTTCCGCAAGTACTTCAATATCCTACAATCTTCCTCGTCACGAATCCCAAACTCTGCCGCGTATTTGGAAGACGTTCCATCCCCGTAGAAATTTATCGAGGTCACGGCTGCATAGAACTTGTTTCCCGCCGCCAACCTCGGTTTCGTGGATAATATAGCGGTCAACACGTCCTCCAAATTACCCTCAAATTCATCCTCGAAATACTCCGGACGTAAAATATCAGCGTTAATATAAGAAGAGGCGATATAAAAGAACGTGGATTTCAACCGTACCGCATCATAACGTTGTTTCCAACGATCATAAAGCCGTTGTTTATTTTTTATCTCCACCGGATCGCCACCCTCCTTCGCCACGATCAATTCCTCCGTCACCTCGTTCATCACGAAAGCCACTTTCAAAATATTCATGACACTCTCCTTCTTCATCCGGGAGGCTTGTTTCAAAATCCAATCGTATTCCCCGACATTATTAATGTTCGGCATATCCGTTGTAAACGTCTGCCCCCGGTAATAAACGCTATCCCCGTACTTCACGTAATATCCCCGGAGAGCCTTCGTCAGTTTTGCGATTTTTGCCTCTGGAAAGAATTTCACCTCGTCCCCGATAATATGCACGTAAGAATTACCCGCCGCGGCTGAAGGGCGATCCAGACTAACCAACGTGATATTAAACCCGGTAAAGAATATAATTTTGTGCTTGTACGAGAGAATCCGGTTATAAGGCTTCCACAAATGTTCTTTAAATTCTTCCGGACACGCTTTTAGCATTTCTTCCGTCACCTCTGGCGGTTCCTTCTCGATCACATAATGAACCCCTTCCATCCATCCTTTGCGTTCCAACCCGTCAAGGATCACGTGCAATATATTCTTTTGCAAGTTCATGTAGGTATCCGACACGAGAGCCACCGGGGCCCCCGGCATATCGTAAACCATATCCATCAACCGTTCTGTCAGGAAATCATTTGTCTTTCCCCCACCTCGACCGATCACCAGGAACAGGTTACGAGGCTTGATCAACGCCACGAGCTGGGCGAGCCAGTTCGAAAACATTAAAGCAACTTTATTGCTTTTCAGATTTAATTTCTTCTTCGTACTCATCTAACATCTCATCAAAAGGTATAACATCAACAATCCCCGCATCCCGTTTTGCTTTCTCTTTCTCGGCTTCCGTTGCCCCGACAATCGAATCTATTTGCCGGGCCAGCTCGTTACGATCCGGTTTATTTATACCAATCAAAGCCGGATCAAGCGTGTAAACCTTGTAAGGACGATCAAATGTTCCTTTAGGCATTTCCGGGGGATCGGGTAAGTTCAGTTGACGGATTTCCGCGGACAATTTCATCAACTTCCCGTACACCTCGAAATCTTCCGGTTTCGTTGCCATCTCCCGCACCATTTCAGCGGCCTCCTCCAATTGTTCCGCTTTCAAGTTTCGAAGGGCCTTTTTCTCAACTTTTGAATCCACGTAAAACAAATTTATCGCTTGCTCAAACATATCCCTCGATTGAGCGTAGGAAAACGAAAATGGAGGTTTACAGAAGAATTTTATTGTCTTCGCTCTACCGTATTTCCGACGCATGGCGTTCATCATCGTGAGCAACTCGATATAGATGGCTTCATCCGGTTTCAAGTTACCCAGTGCCCCGGATTCAATATAATTTTCCAACCGTTGAAATACTTTCTCATCAATATCAAGATTATACAGTATTTCCCGTTTCGCCACCTCGAACTGCCGCCTATAACGTACCTTGTACAGCATTTGTATTGCTTGAACGTTTCCTTTTTCCGCATCAGAAAGCAATCCCATTTGTTCCAATGCCCCGCTCATTAACACCCCACGCCGGATGTGATAATTTATCTTGCTTTCCGGATCGAGTGCCGCCCTTGAAAAATCATCCCTTGGCACATCAAAATACATCGCCATATCCGCCTCGGAATATCCCAAAGCGGACAAGCGTTCCAACTCCTCGTATTTATCATCGGGAAGTGTCAAAATACTTTCCTCTAAATTGATAGATTTTTTCATATTACTATTCATCCAACATCCGGGTTACGAGTTCCAATTCCTTCTCCCTCTCTTTCAAACGTTGCTCCCGATCATGCAATAAATACGGTTTATCTCCCTTCGCAATCTCTGATTTAATACGCCAAATGTTGTCCCGCAATTGTTTTTCCTTCCGGATTAACTCTTTCACGGACATTTTCCGCATTTTATCAACACGACTTTGTGATTCGAATATCCGGTGTTTACCCAGAATCCCGTGATGATTCTTGTAATAATCCAATTCCTGTTTAATGCGATAATCCTCTATGAACGTGTTTACCAGTTCAAAAGATACGGCCAGACAATCTTCCACGGAACCACAGCGAAATATCTTCTCATGTAACTCAACGATCCGCCAGTACGTTGTAATCTTATCTGCCGCCAATATTTTGAGCTCGTTCGGGCAATCTCGATCCGACAAGAAAGAATACATCTCCCGGAACCGATCCCGTTCCATTTCCCGGATCGCACCGGAATAATTCGTTTCCTCCAACCCGGCCAAACGGCAAAGCAACAACTTCAACTTAAAAAAATTCTTTCCAGGATCAAGACGCAACATCTTTTTAAAACGTGCATTGTCCCCGTATTGCAAGTAGAGTGCAACCCCCTTTCCGAGATTGCACCCACTTTTCAACCATGATACGATTTCCTCTTTCATACAAATTCAGAAATGATCTTTTCCAAATCCTCACTCCATCCAGAAACGGTATTATTAACAAACACTTTTTTAGGAATATATTCTCGCAAAAGTCTCAAGTTCGCATTCTTGCGTCCCACGATCACCTTGAGATGATCCCTTGACATATCAAGCATCATCGGGATTCTACTAGGGAACACGGTATTAAAATACAACGAACTAAGCAACATCGCTTCTTTCTTCAAATCATACTTCTCGATCACGTCTAAAAGTTTTTCCACCTCGAAAAACATGGGTAAATGTGAACCGTAGTCAAACACGGGCAATTTCTTTTCCTGCAACATTTTCAACGTTTTTCCCCTGTTCAAAGCGTACAACTCCCCGCATTTTTTATTCGAAGTCAACAAACCATCAGCCTTCAACATCTTCACCTCGGTAACATCAAAATCATTTACCGGGTAAATATCATCATTCGTGAGGATGATATTTTCAACCTCCGGACATTCTTCCACAACAGACAATAATTTCGAAACAATATCGAGCGGTGGATTTTCCGTTTTGCACTCGTGAGGGATCACCATGATCTCCAAGCAATCGCCTTCCAAACCGGGTAATTCCAAATCTTCCACGTCACCAACAACCACGATTCTAAATTGTTCTTTAAAATGTTTCATCCACCCCCGGATGGCCAGCATTAATTCATTTCCCTGTGCCTCGCCTGCCTTAAACGGGATCACGACCAAGTAAGGCTCAGGAGTGAACTCCGGTTCCTCTGCAAGTAATTCCTCGTATTTCTCCTTCCACTCTTTCGTTGCTTTCGTCAACTTTTCATTCACGGACTTCAAATTCTCCACTTGTTTTTTTAATTCTTCCATCTCCGGGGTAATACCAATAGATTTTCCCTCCACCGGATTCTCTTTCGTTGTTGTAGCATTCTTTGCCATACATCCAATTTTAAGTAATTAATAATCTTAAAATTGATACATTTGCAATTGCATTTAAAGGACAAAAAAGGCGGTACCGTCACCAGTACCGCCCAATTCTAAAACCAAAAACTATTTCAATTTTTCTTTAAGCTTAGTTAGCTTACCAAAGCTTTCATTCAAACTTCGAATATATGCATTATAAAACTCTACTTGCTTTTGAGGTCTTTCTTCCATAATCTCACGTTTCCTATGATATCCAGCGTCTCCTCCCAAATGCGAGTTCTTCAAATCTCTAATTTCTTGCCATTCTTCACGTGCCTGTTGCCCTAGAAACCTATTCTTTTGAATTTCAACCTCGATTTGTCTAAGTGTCATTTCAATTTGAATTTTAGCCAACCGTTTAATACTCTCTATCTGACGAGTCGCATCTTTCGAGGTTTGCCGTGAAGACCTAATAGCAATTATAATCGCAACCACAGGTAATATAATACTTCCTATCCAAGTAAATATAGTTTCCATTTCTAAATGAGAATTATTATTTACGACATCGCCCCCTGTAACCCGTAAGCCCGGAAGAAATAATAGAATAACGCTTTATGAATCTTCGTCAATCCCCGTTGATTAAAAATACGGGCCAAGTTCGCATTATCTATATTCACACTTTTAGCCAAATCAGAATCCGTCAACCCGAATTTAGCCTGTTGCTCCTTCACCCATTCCACGGTTACATCCGGCATATTATCCTGAGTATAGGGAACCGCCCCAACGTGTAATTTCATCCCTTCCGGCAATATTCCATCGAAAACTCCCTTTACTCTATCACGTAATTCTTTTGCCGATAAATATTTTTGTGCATCATTCTCCTTTTGGGCAACTTTTACAGTCACCGTGTTATTATCAATTCCCACAATACTAATGAAGATACGAGCGTATCTCTTGTATTGCATATCAGACGTTTTCAACAATTCTTTTTGTTTTTCCGTCAAAAATGGTAATAATTCTATTCCTTTCATATCATTAATTTTTTAAATGGGGGGAATTTCACCCCCCTGTTCTAATTCACAGCCGGATTTCCTGCTGTTTGGTCAGCCAGAATATCGCTAACTGACCATTTTGTCTACCGAAATCGATCGCTTTTTCCAATTCATCATCGGGAAAAATTTTCACTGAATCGTAGTAAAAAACCCCAGATTCGTAATCCAACCATCCCCCGATTACCCGGCCATGGTTCCAAGCGTGTTCCAGGCATCTTCTCAAACCATCATCATCATGACAATTTTGAGTTTCAGCGTAGGCTACTGCTATCCCCTCGGTAACAGGAGATAAATTTTCCAACTCGACCGTGAACCCATCCTTGTGGGTTTCGGCAAACTTCAGAATTTTAAAGAACATAAACTTGATTTTTATACTGGGGGTCGCCCAGTGGTTAATGATACAAATATAATTATTTTTGTTCACTGAACAAATAAGCTAAAGAAAAAAAAATCCCGTGACAGAAGCCACGGGAAAACAGAAACAAGAATTCAAATCTACACAGACTCAGAGCCTCCCGATCCTGCCGGTGCATCAACACCATCAATCACAGGCATTTCTCCCTCGTAGAAATAAATACGAGAACCACGAAGTACGGACTCTAGGGTGATCTTATTCACATCCCCCTCATTATTATCCGTGCTTTCAGTCGTTAGCTGCAAGGGATTACCGGGATACCCCGCTAATTTCTTTTTACCGGATAACTGGTATTCAATGATACAGCATAAATCCTCATTCACGTTATTTTCCATGAATTCTTCAAATTCCACGTCATCCGACCCGGGACGACTAAACTCGATCTTCTGCTTGAATCCTTTATTATCAGGATCACCCTCGGAAGTCTGTCCCACGCTGATCGTGGAAGCTGTCGTTTCAAGGAAAAACGCCTTCGCCCCCGTCTTGAGAACTAAATTTTCTTTAATCAAAACCCCTTTATCATCCGGGGTTGGGAATGTCGCCACGTCATTTAACCGAAAAAGGATTAACTTGGCTTTTTTCGGTTTAGTGCGTCCACCATTGTTTTTCTTCGGTACACTAACCGGTGAATATCCTACCATAATTACTACATTTTATAAATTAAACCGTTTCTCCTCCATCCGAACCCGAGCCTGAACCAGAACCCGAGCCAGATTCTACTGGAGGAACATAACCAAACAACAACTCTGCAATGGCAAATCCAACAGCCTCCCACCATTCAGCAAAAATCTTGACATCGTAGTTTTCACCCTGCAACCAAATTTTCGTCGCTCCCTTGTTTTTAGACAACAAGTGAATGAAATTCTCTTTCGGGGTGATAAAGAAACAACCCGTCCCAACCATTCCATCCAGCGGGATAAACGTGAAATTCGTGTGTTGCAAGCGTTTCTTTTTCTCGTCCTCGTTCTTTGAAGTCGGGAACTTATCATCACGAGCAAGCTCGTAGAGATTCAACAAATCCGGATCAATGAAAATAGGAAGGGCTTTCGTGCGGTACTTTTTCGGAATCTCCCTGTAAATTTCATCAAACTTATCGTAGATATTCTCACGGGTCAACACCACATCTTTCAATAGACGAATCATGTTCAACGACTCATCCGCATAGATTCTCTTCAACACGGTAATATACCCATCAATCGAACCGAACACGTCTCCCGCATCACCGTCTTTCTTCCCCTCATTTTTATTTTCGTCGTACACTCCCACGGCTATCTGCTCGTCACGTTCCTCTTCAATTTTCGGTTTCAATAACACCTCGATAATATACTTCACGATAGGCATATCCTTCGGTTGCAAGCCTTCATCGTAAAGATACCCGATCACGTCCTCCATGATCTCAGCGGGCTTGATCGGCACGTTGATCTTGTGTTTGTGATTCGGAATCTCGATCGGGGTAAACTTGGATTGACCGGAAGGAGTCCAGTACGGGGTAAATTTCTGCATCAAATCACTAATATGAGACTGGATTGCCCGCCAAACCGTCTTTTCCGTCATCTTGGTTGTCATGTACTGCGTAGCCTGCAATTTACCGAACAACAACGTGATAATATCGTACTTCACGTTAGCGACGTACTTTCCGAACTCCTCTCTCAACTCATCCGTCACGATGGTATCGGCAGCATTCACCATCAATCCATCCCCGTTCACGAAATTTTCCAGAACTTTATTATGCAAGAAATTCATGTTCAATTTGAAGACATCCCGTTGTTCTCCTTGAGGTTTCTCCATCTTTCTATCCGGTTCCGGAGATTCGGCCAAGGTGTTTACCAGCTCATTCAAATTATTCTCCCTCTCTTCCGCATCCTTTTTGTACGCATCATATTCAGCCTGCAAAGCATCTAGTTGTTTTTTGTACTCCAAAGCACTTTCCAAGCCGTCATTATCACTCATCCCGGATAAGTCCTTCTCAAACTTATTCACGAAATCCTCGTTATACATTTTAACCAAGGCATTTCTCTGTTCCTCAGTCAAAGCGTATTTCCCGTCTTTCTTCTCGAAAGACGTAATACCCAATCGGCTCATTACCGCCGCTAACAGTTTGTCAAACATATATCACGAATTAATGTATTTATTAATAAGATTCATCTCTTCCAATTCCTTCGCCACCTCGACGGCACGTCCCAGAGTCCCGATCTCGTCAATCAACCCCACGGCAACAGCTTCACGGGCATAAAACATTTTTCCCGAAAGAATCCCCGGAGTATCCAGTTTTAAACATTTCCGTTTCTCTTTCACTTCCTCCTGGAACCGGAGAGCCATCGGGTTCAAGCTCTCCTGACGAATTTTCGTGTAGTCTCCCTCCAACGCAAGGCGAAACGCCTCGTTTTTATTCTCGCTCTGGTCAGCGTAAATCTCGTGAAATTTCACACCCATCTTCTCGTAGAATGGCTTCAAGTCTGAAAAACTACACATCACGCCAATTGATCCGAACGCCGAACTCACGTCATTATCCGCCACGATCCGGTCACAATTACAAGCGATCCAGTAAGCCGCACTAGCCGCAACATCACAAGAAGCAACCACAGGTTTCCCCTTTGCCTTCGCGGTAGCAATTGCCTTGCATAACGGGGAAACAGCGTTACACGCCCCTCCTCCCGAATCAATATCCAAAACGATTGAAGAAATATTCTCGTGTAGAGCCGCCTCCTCGATCTGCATGGCAATCTCATCCGCCCCGTATGAACAAAAAGTTCCGTATTTTATCATTGTACCCTTTACCGAAATAATCGCCGTACTCCCTTTCGGGGATTTATCATACGAGCTTTCACCTTCGTAGGATAATTGTTGTATCGGCGTTATCTCGGCAAGAGTCTTGGCAAATTTTTCATCACTATAAGCACCCGTCAATATATTATTAACGATCACATGCCCGGCGATAGCATCCTCCGGACGTAGGAACCATACCCCCTTTAAAATCTGTGATAATAAATATGGATACATCTTTCTTTTTTACGAAAGATAGATGCATACACGAAATATTTAAAGGACTTTAAGCCTTCAAGAAACGAGCACGATAAATAGAATCACATTGAAAACTAACCTTGAACAATCCACTTTTAGCCACTTCCAACTCTGCCGACGTTTTCACCGGGTTCCCTGGGATACCGATCACTTTCCACTCTCCCGAATTATACATTACCCGGATCACGACATCAGCGTGTTCAAGAGTTGAAAACCCAGAAAGCATACTTGGATTATCCATTGTCACGTTACATTTCACCTCTGTCTTATAAGAAACTCCCGCCTCAGAACGTACCACCTTCTCGGTCAATTGTCCCGTTCCCGGGGTAAAAGGGAACGGCTGCCAATCTTTTCCCGGCAAAAACTCGACTTCGACAAAAACATCTCCCGCCCTTCCCCGGTTAATCCATTGAAGTAGCGCGTATTCTATCTTTACAACTTGTTGCACAACCATACCATTCGTTATTATGAATGTAAATGCATTACTTTTGAACACTTAAACTTAAATTTCTTATAAACACCTACATAACAGACTTTTGCAAGTCCTCAAATATAATTTTTCGGTTTTTTCGGTTCATCCGGTAGTCAGATTTCTTCACCGTCTCGTAATTTAACGCTGTATTTTTGATATTATAAGCCTGTAAAATGGACTCGACAATCTCTTTCTGTGAAAACTTTTTCCGGTACCCCGCCTCGAACAATAATCTCATCCGAAGGTTGAACTCGGCCTCTATGTAATCTTGAATTTTTTCCTCTCCCCACCTTGATACATAGATAAAACGATACTTGATGATGTACTGGTTGGCCCCCGTGACCGGGATAATAAAACTAACCGGATCGGTACACGGTAGCCCCTTCACGGGCATATCCGAGGTCATCACCATTGAATAGATATGCTTACCAATATCACTTTTGCGGGAAAGAATAATATTCCCCTCCTTATCCTGCCGCATCTCATGCCGACAAAAATCAGCCAGGTGCGGTTTCAAACTAATTGTCAAAATAGAACCTTTACTCATAATCATCTGAATTTCAAGTCTAATTTAAGCATTTTCAACCAAAATAAAAAGTAAAACGTGGAGAATATCATTTCTCCATCCTAAGAATATCGCCTCTACACGCATCTTTATAACTTCAAGTTTTACCGGAAAATTTTGTAACCACGTAACAGCGCCAACAAAACCACGACAAACAACACCATATCAACATTTTACACATTACAAATTATCGAAATATTTTTGTAACCATGTAACGAGCCAAAAATGTAACCTTGTATTTAATGAACTGGTTACATTTTCATTTTGTAACCTTGTAACCAAGTTACAAATTAAATGTAACCATTAATCATTTGATTTATTGAACATTCAGCGTGATAATACAGAGTTACATTTTTTTCCGGTTCTTTTAGAAGGGGGAAAGGGGAAAATGGAATAACACCCCGCCGCCCAGGTGTAAAAGGAAGGGGCGCATTGTTACCAATACGCCCCTGGAATAGTTTCAAAACTACATGCAAGTGGTCAATATTCATCAGGTCATTTCTTTTTCAACAGGTCCGGTAATCCCGTAATATCACTTTTCTGTATCTTCTTGTAATCACCCGAAAACTCTATCCCGTATGAATAACGTGACAACGTGGCAATCATAAATTCCTTCACGATCTCCACGAATTTCTCCCTTGTGCCAGCTTTACAGAGGTTATCAATTAAATACTCCTTCCCCACTGGCATCCGGTACAAGAAATCATACACTTTTTCCCTGTATGTATTATCAGAATTATCCATTAAAATGGTTTTTCATCCTCGGTTATACACTCTTTATCCGCCAGCTCAACGGGATCAATCGGTTTGGTCTGAATATAGATCATGTCTTTGGCCACGTTATCCTTATCCTTCCGCACGATTCGCCCCTGCGAATTTTGTAAGGCTTTAGGGTTAAACACGTAATTGTTATAAACGCAGAAAGCTTTCAATGCTTTCGTGAATTTGTTGGTCGTCCATTTTTGCGTTTTGGTCGCTTTCGTGAAATCATCCAAAGCTTCTTCCCTCACGATTTGCGTGTTCACGTTATTACCCGTCACGTCAAAATAAACCTCCGCCCAATCTTTAAATGCCGCACCCATTTCCGATAACATTTTCCGCATGGTTACATTTTTCATGGGAGGATTTATCTTCCGGGGGGAGGGGATCGACAAGTAAAACCGTAAACACTGGGCAAAAAAGTTCAAATCAGCATTCCACTCGTCATCATTATAATCATCAAATAAATTCTTCCCGAAATCATCCGCTATTTTCCGGGTCTGCCTGTAATTATTTCGTTCCGTCTTCTCGTGATAATAGTCAGAAAACACCGTGTATAACACTCGTGCTTCCGTTGAATCATCCGAGTTCCGTAAAGGGAAATTTGAAGTGAAACAGAATTTCGGGGATTTCGTGAATGGAATCTCGTAAGACTTGTTATTCTTAGGATTCACGGTCATGACTCCCGTTATCGTGTCATAGAAAAACTCAAATGGCAAATACTGATCAGCGTCATCCACCAAAACGATGTCGGTGTATTCCGTCACCCGGTCGTAAATGTGCGGGTTCTTCGTGATCTCGGGATTTCGCCCTGGTAACGTGACCGACTTTTTGAACAGGTTCAACGAGGAATAACAGAACGATTTCCCGGATCGCCCGTGACTCTCTCCATCAGCCGATATTTTATTATCAATAGCGTACACCGCCCACGGTCTCGCCTTATTCTTATACTGGTGTAACAAATACCCGATCGAAAACATTTTATTGATCAAATGTTCTTTTTGCTCCTGAATCTCGTCCTCGTTCAACAACTCCCCGTCAATCGTGAAGCGGTGATCCGCTATATATTTCCCCTTGAACTCGTCATCTTTACAATCCAACCGTCCTTCTAATTCAGTTTGCCAATGCACCCTACTAGCGTTGATCAAGTAACAAAAGAACTTTGAATCATAATTAAATATTTCTATATCGTACTGCCCCGTATCCTCGTTTCGAGTTATCTTGAATTGATCCGGCAATATCTTGAAATTACGCTGGATCACCTTTTCCTCCCAGGCGAAACGGTTCGAGTCTCCCGGACGCAATTCCCGAATCTCGCTCCCCGTTACCTGGATCGTTTTATTCCGGAAAAACAAGTACTGTGAGAACTGGTCAAAATCCGTGAAATCTATATTCAATTTTGGCAACCCCTTTAAAGTCGCTTCGGATAGTTGATTCGGTTTACGAACCACGTTTCGGAGAGGGATCGGCAGGTAACGATCTTTCAAAAAATTCAAGGTGAAATCCTTGATCTCTTCTGCCTGTACCTCCTTTACCATATTCTCGCTTACTCGAACAAAAATGGTCTCCCCTTTCGTGTTCTTGTATTCTATTTTCCCGAACCCGTTAGCGTGAAGGAAAAACAAAGCGTGTTCGTCATTCAAGTAATATTTTATCCCTTCCTCTTTCGTCACCACATCCCAAAATTGTAATGGCATGGCCACGTTCACGAGCTTTTTGAAATCCGAAATAGATGGATACAATTCCACGTAATCTCGCAAATCCTTCCGGGGTTTCCCCCGGTTGTCTTTAAATGTCGATAACGAATCCGGAAGCCAAATGAAACGAATGTCTAAAAACTTCATTCCTAAACGTAACGACGCACGAATTCCCGTGGAATCAATATCCGGAAGAATGTACAACGTGTTCACACAAGCCATGATCTCTTTATACTGGCTCTCGGATAATGCCGCAGTCTCAGAGTTAAGCCAAAGCGGGTAATAACCAAAACCGGCCACGTTCAACGAATCCCTATCCCCGGAACAAATTATCGCCTCCTCGATTTTCTCGATGTCTTTCGGCTTGTCATCCTCTTCCTGTCTCTTTAATTGGGCCGTCCTTGAGTCCTCGTACGCCTTTCTCAACTGCGACAACCCGTTAATAAAATCCTTCGGCTTATTCCCAATATATCTAAATCTATATTGTTTTTCGGGATTTAACGGTTGATACAACTTCTTCCATTCTCCATGATCAAAAAGGAATATCGGATACGTCGGTGTCGTTTTCGTGATCGTGGCTTTCCGGTTCTTCACGTATGTAAAACTATTAAGCGAATACACGTTGTATTTTTTACAAACCTCACTCGTTACCTTGGGACCAAGAACCGCCAATTCCTCTTTAGATATTTCCGGTTTCACGTCAAACTCGTAACTCCCTTCTAACTCATCCGGAAGTGCATCCCGAATCTCAAGTTCCGGTTTATTCACTTCTGACTTAATGCCGCCAACCCCATACCGTCCCGCCAAGATCACGATGGCTTCCCGGAACGTCTTCCCCTCCTCCTTCATGCATACCCGGATTGCATTCCTGGGAACCTGATCATCCCCGAAATCTGTCACCAGCCAATTACCATCTTCAACTTGTTTCAATGACGCTGATGGAGTTCGTTCATCCCGGATTTTAAATCTTTTTTCCCGTGTTTCCAACGCTTTCCGGGCTTGCGGGTAATAATACAGGATAATATCCAATCCCCCGTTAGTCGCATCTAATATAGCTTGTTCTTCAACATACATAGTTACATTGTTACAATTATTTCTGTTATCCCCGATCTACTAAAACATGAACCGGTCCCTCTAAATTCGAGAATAAAAATCACTCACCAACGGACAAAATATTTTCATGTTTAATATGAAATTACATTGATTCAAAAAAACGGCTGAACGGGTATAATTCCAGTTTGAGGTAAAATGCCCCCTCGCTTCCGATCTCGAACCGGAACCCGTGCCAAACGGCGAGAAGAACAAGAATAATCAATACGACTAACGTACTGTAATTGATAATCGTGTATATCGTTTCTATTTTCATGATCGTGTATTTGTTGATCCAGGGTTTCATCATTATTTACCTCGCTAAATCAGTCATCAAAATCCTCGTGATGTAAATTGTACCCGGCCAATATTGCTTTTTTCAATTGTTCTCGGTAATCATGATTACTTGAATCTTCTTGTAATATCTTGTCTGCTAATTCATAGGCTTTTTCTTCCAGGGACATTTCACCTTCCCTGGAGTACTGGATGGCCATCCGGGATTTATATCTTGAGTTTTCATGATTCATTTCAACGGATATAGCCACTTCTGCCGCATTCATGCCGATGCCCGCTCTTGTCATTTTTATTAAAAGGAATTGAGCCAATTGAAAACAATCTTCCCAACTTGTTATTCCTTTCAAATACCCGTTAATACCGGACTTTTGACCAGCCTCGAACATGGATTTGGCGAATGTCTCGCCCGTGTTACAACCGTTGTTCTTAACGGTTTCTTCGTATATTTCTTGAAATGTTTTCATTTCGTTTATTATTGATTATTCTCTCTCCAGTTGATACATTCGGTGGGTAAAAAATATTCTTTTACTGACAACTTTGGATAAAAATCAAATGTCCGCAACGCTTATTAGGACAAATCGCAAACCTTTCTCCTTCCGTGATAGTAATAATATGCCACAAGTGGCACTTTTCACAAAAAATCTTCTTATTCATATCATTTTCTCCTTTACCTGTTTTATTTTTTGTTTTAATCGTTCTTCTGCCGCTTTCACGTTAGCCATCTTGATCGCAAGTTTCTCTCTCACTTTTAATAAGTCTTCATCGGTATCTTCATCAAAAAACAAATTATTTGCCTTGTTATAAACAATATATTCATCAATTTTCCGTTGTACTTTCGTGACTTGCGCTTTTGCAGAAGCCAGAGTTTTCAAGTCTGAAATAAACTTTGGATTATTCCCTAAACGCTTGTCATAAAAACTAAAATAGCAATTCACGTGATCTTTCGGGTATTTACAAACAAGCTTAGCCCGCCTCCAGTTTACCACCCACTCCCAACGTTCATAAACCTCACGAGGTAAATCATAATTGAAAATTTGTTCCTTGTTACGGTTCTTATCCACACGTTCGATACTGATAGAAACCCACTTTTGAACACCCAGTTCCCTTTCAGCCTTGGCAAAATCTTTTGCCATTTGAATAAAATCATCTGCGTTCTCTTGTCTCATCTCATTCCCGGTTTCCCTTTTGAACTAATCTCCGATGATCACCCGGTATATACCCTTTTGTTTTCCTTTGAAATCATCAAAATTTACCAGTTGTTGTTTCGAGTATATTTCTAATGCCACTTTTCTAAACCTCTCGTAGTTTCGACGATCAAGGGGATAAAACTCCCATTTCCCCAAATCTTTCGTTAATTCTTTACGAGAATGAGCAAAATGGGCGGTACAATTATCTCGTCCAAATTCATGCTTACAATCGCAAAATTGTAGATCTTTAGACACGCATAGTCTCAGTTGTTCTAAATATTTAAAACTAAGCCTTTTTTCACCTAGCCGGGAGAATTCTTTTTCCTCCAAAAAGGCTTTTAATTCTATATGGTAAAAACCATTATCACTTGGTTTTCTATAAAAATAATGGATTTTCATAGTTTGTATTTAATAATTATCACCTCTTACTATGATTCAAATTGCTACCTAATTGAATCATATTTTCAATAATTTTTATTGTTACAAAATATTGATAAATTTGCCTTATCTATTTTAATAACAATCATAATGGACACAATAATCACATCAATAATTAGTATTACCGCTCTTTTAATCAGTATTGCAAGTTGGTTTATCGGACACTCTTTATCTAAAAAAAGAGATTTTATTAATAAAAAGAAGGAATTAAGAATCCAATACTTAATCAATGCTTGGCAGTTAATCGAGAATGCTTCTAATCGGCATGATAATCTGACTCTCAAGAACTTTGAAAAAGCTATTGCAGACATCCAATTATTTGGGACATTGCACCAAATCCAGCTATCTCGTGATATTGCTATAAATTTCTCTCGAAATAAATCAGCAAACTGTGATTTATTATTAGAAGAGTTACGCAATGATTTGAGAAAAGAATTAGGACTAGAAGAAGTCAAATCAACAAATTTCATATCTCTAAGAATTGATAACATATAGTCTAAATTATTCATATCGTTTACTAATTGATTTATTCGATATAAACTTGAACCACGAAATTGAACTCCAATAGAAGTTGCCGAATCTGGTGTATATCGTATGGATTCTTCCCGTACGGGATAAATATCGTTCGTTCTTTCGTCACGCAGCGAATACCCTTCTTCCGTAGACGATAGAGGATATTGTTTCTTCGCTTATATCTTTTCGGGGACATACGCAAAATTATTTTGTTATTTTGCTCCTGTCTTACCATTCGAACTCTGCATCATACTCGTATCTCAACAAGGCTCTCAAATTTGAAAGTACTTCCCCGTAAGTTTTAATTATCTTGATAGCATCATCAGATCGCACCCCAGGACCAGTTTCCAACTGCTTTTTGACTTCTGTTATCCTCGTGATCTCTTCACGGATAAAAGCGAGATTCTTGCGAAGAATATTTATATCCAAATTAATTCCGTTCATTTTATTCCTGACTTTTAATTTCAGCACATATTTTCCTATACAACATCCGATAAGCTCGCCCCTTCACGGTCTCACAAATAACACCCCGGATGTATAAACGAGAAATAGCATCGCTATCTTTTTGAAATTCTTTCATCTTTTCTTTGTCAATGGCATACTTTCGTAATTGTCGTGACAAAGGAGGAGCCATACAACCAAATCTTATTTCCATAGGCTTTTGAATTTTGTGGGGAACCTCAATAGAGGTCCCTCACGGTTATCTATCAGAAAAGTGGTACAACAAAATCTCATAATTTCTCTTTTTAGGTTTTGGAACTTAGCCCGGAGGGAGGGAATCGAACCCTCATGAACCCGCTTCTGTTAGCAAAATTTCCGGCATAGCCCGGGTCCTCACATTTTACCGATCCACTCGGCTCCTCCTGATAACCGGGGGAAATCTCACGACTTGCCCCGGTCAAATCAATCAAAAACAAACAATCAAACCCCCAACTCCGCCGCCATCACCGCCAACGCCACAACATTCGTCACGGCGTGTCGCTCCTTCAACTTCTCCATCCTACTTTTCACCGTTGCAACAGACACGCACAACCGATCCGCCACCTCATTCATCGTCCGTCCCGCCATCACTTCCCGCAACGTGTCTACCTCATACCCCTTTAATCCCGCTCCCACTCCACAAAACTTTCCCCGTCCAGGACAATCCGTCCGACCACACGCTGAATTATACACGTCCGGGGTTACCTTCCCATCCACCATATCCGGATCACCATCAAGGCTCCCGAACTTGCAGAACAACCATTTCTTAAACCCGCTCTCGAACCCCACGATCCCAAACGAATCTCGGATAAAACGTTGTCCCTCCTTATCCATCAAATACTCGTCAAGAAAACGCCTTTTCTCTTTACTCGGCAATTCCTCGAATTGCATCCGTTGCCCCCCATGAATAGCGTAAATCACTTCACCACTGGCAAAAACCTCCGTTCCTATAAATATCCCGGCGGGGATATTGGAACATTCTCCAAAATTGTCTACTTTTGTTCTCATAATCTTTAGGATTAAATCCCGCTGAAAAGTTGTCCAGACCCTAAGCGGGATTTTTCATTAATAATTCATTTGTTTTTGCAACTTTCGTTTAATATTTTCCAAAACAATCTCCGCAAATGAAACCTGCCCTAAAGCGTGCATATAATCAAACTTAATCAATTGAGCCTGTTTCAATTGATTAAGTTTATTCAAATAGTATTCTCGATAATCTTTAGATAATCTTCTTTTCAATTGACAATTTGCATATTCAATCTCCGGTCTTTTTATTTCTTCTGCTTTTTCATCCGAAATATCAGCTCCTTCCAATGCTGCAACAAGGTTGTTCAATGCAGAACTAACATCTTTAATCTCTTTACTGAAATAACCTTTTCTAATAATATCATTCTCCATAGTTACATTTTTATAAAGTTGATACTTCATCCTGCATATTCTCCACCCTTTCCTTCTCCTCCTTGGCGATAGCCACCGCTGCATCTAACACCGCCTTGTTCTTGCTTTTCCCGTTCATCGTGGCATAGATCGTCACGAAACTTATTCCTGTTTCCAAGTTAATACGTTTAGCGTATCCCCGTGGGAGCCATTTTTTAATCTTCTCTAAATCTTCATTTTTCATGGCTCACCTCTATTTTCATCAACTCCACGTCAATACAACTTAAGCAATAAATCGTATCATCAATATTTGTGTTAAACGACGTCAACCTACCATCAAATCTAAAACAATCCCCACGCCCAGCAAAGTGATTTGTAACCTCATTACGTGTACGTATCAGCCGTCTAATAACATCCGACACGAACTCCCTATCAGCATGAATCTCCGCTAACAAAATACCTTCTTCTAAAATCTCATCTTTGTCTTTCATAATTTCATACTTTTTACTGTTGTTTTTATTATTACTTTCCATTAACTTGCTACTAAATTGATAATGCAAATATCAAATATTTATTTGGATTTATCAAATAATTTATTGGATAAAGTTTATAAACCATAATCAACACAAGCGCAAATGCCTGATTTTACAGTTAATAGAAGATTAAAAAAAATCATCGGAGAAGTATTTCATCTTACACTATTAGAATTTTCATCCAAATACAATGACAAAAAAGGGCAAAAAACATATAACATCCTAAATGAAGTAAATGGTATATCCAATAAAATGTTGGAAGAAATTTTAACTGCCTATCCCCAAATCAACAAAGTTTGGCTTTTAACAGGAGAAGGGGAAATGCTCAATTCCGAGGAAAAAAAATATGAAGCCCACAAAGATGAACTCATATATGAACAACTAATAGAACAATTAAAAAAGAGAATTTCAGATAAAGACGAACTCATTAAATCTTTAAAAGAACAAATTGATTTACTCAAAGTACATCAAAAAAACAATGTCCCCCAGGAAGGAAATGCAATGAATGCCGATGCCGCCGGATTCTTGGACAAATGAAACCTAAATATTAAATTTATAGACTATGGATAAAATCACAAAAGAAGGAATGGACTTAGTAAACGATGGCATGAACACTGCAAAAGAGTATTTTTATCATGCAATCACAACTATTGATGAAAAATTCGGAGAAGGTTACGCAAAAAATCACCCAGAATTAATTGGAGCATTCATGCAAACAAGTGCAAAAGAATATAACACTTGTTTTACTGTTCAAGCGATTCAATATTTAACAGAAATAATTGAAAAAAGTGCAAGTAAAATTACAGACACGTTTACAACGAATGAATAAATATTCAACATATTAGTCCCTCAACTAATGGAACTCAAAGACTTCATCACCGAGACCCTTACCCAAATGATGGAAGGAGTTAAAAATGCCCAAGAAAAAGCGAAAGAATTTGGAGCCATTATAAATCCTCCGAGTGAATACAGCAAAGAAGATACAATAAGCACGAGGGACAATATTGGAGAGTATCAAAGAATACAGATAGTAGAATTTGACGTATCATTAACCTCAACTTCTACAAGCAATACAAAAAAAGGAATTAGTGTCGCTTTTGCCGGAATTGGTGTAGAAGGAGGCAAAGGAAATAACGAACAAAATGCTATCATGAACAGAATAAAATTCGCAATTCCGATTGCTTTACCCAACACTTCGTTTAAAGAAATCGAGGATATGAGAAAATAATATTGTGCATTCAAATGTTTGATAAAGAGATAAATCAAATGGAACAAATCAATATACACAAAGGATACGAAGATGAAATCCCCGTTAGCCCAACCTCAGAACCCGGAACAGGATCAACCCAGTATCCTACACCCCAAACATCGAGAGTACAATTATAACAAGATAACTAATAAAAAACATGAGCAATCCGAATACAAATAACCGTGTCCGCCTTTCCAACGAGGTTTTATTGAATTCAATATCTTTCCTCATTGCAGAGAGTTCCGCCGCAAGTAAATAATGATAGGAAGCCATGCCCCCTTGTCGTAAACAACCTTCAAGATTTATTTGAGCGGGAATGCGTCCGGCATATTTTATTTTATACGGTTTTGCTGATAGAAATAAGGAAACCAAAGAAGCAACGAAAAGTAGAGTGAAAATAACCTTGATTGTCAAACAAGCTGAATTTACAACAGACTCCATTGCAAATGAGAAAAAAGCAAACACGAATGCCATTACAGTATACGCCCGCTGGGAAAGAGTTGAAGACGATTTTATCGACTCATCAAGACTCCTGTTCCCTTGACTTATCAAATACTCGAAAGTTTGTTGATCCAAATTTTTCAATTCAGCTAACGAAAAATCATACACCGATTTCATAAGTTCATTTTTTAGTTTGTTACAAAAATACAAAAGATCAGACCAATAGAAAGGACAAGATAAAATATTAATTATAAAACAATTAATCCCGATTGACAAAAGGAATAAAACTGAAACAAAATTGCAAACAGAAAAAACAGAAACAAAATAATATATTAACACCCAAACCATTACCATAAAAACGAGATTCCGATATTCTCCACAAACACCACCCAAAGCATTGATTTTCAATGCTTTTAATTTTTAAGAGTGTTTTCGATTTTTTCGGGGCTCTTTTTAGGTTTTGGAACGACTTAAAAAAGCGGAAAAAAATGGAAACAAAAATTGCGACAAAGCCCAAATTAGTAGAGTCCCCCAAGGGATGGTACATCTATTTTAGCGTGCGAGATCACCGCACGGGGAAAATGCGTCCTAAAAAAATAGAACGAGGTTTTAAAGCGTGTAAAACAAAAAATGAAAAATACGCTTTAGCAGATAAATTAATCAAGGAATACACTCTAAAACTCACTCAAGGATGGGTTCCTTGGCATGATCCTGAATCAATTTATGAAGACGAAATTAATTACCAGTTCGAGAATCAAAAATACAGTTCAAAAAGGAAATCACGTAACACGATCCGACGGTTACTATCTAACTACTTATCTGAACGAAAATTATCTCTCAAGACAAAATCATATCAAACATATCAATCTAGATTTCGTATTTTCAATCAATTTTTAGAGCGTAAACAATATATTGATTTTGATATAAGCGCAATTAATAACAAAATTATCATCGAATTTTTCACCGAATTAATAAAAATCCGAGAACTGGATCGACGATCGGTGAACAACTACAAGATAATTCTTTCCGCATTCTTCAATCACTTGTTAAAACAAAAACTGATTTATAAAAGCCCCATATTTAATATACCCAAAGCACACAAAATAAAAGACAACGCCCCGCTTCCAATTTTGCCTGTTGATTTGCAAACTCTCCTTTCTGAAATAAAGAAAAGAGATTCTCAATTATATTTAGCCTGCTTAATGCAATATTACTGTGCTATACGTCCAGGTAATGAATTACGCACCTTACAAATCAAACATCTAAACTTATGGGCAGGGCTCATCATGATTTCCGGAGTTAACGGAAAAATGCGGGAACGTACAATCAACATTCCTGATCAATTTCTCAAAGTATTAATCTCAGATTACAAATTACAAAATTACAATAAAGAATACTTCATTTTCGGGAACGAACGCAAACCAGGGGAAAAGCCTGTTGGCAATAACAACCTACGTGTACGATTCAACGCTATAAGGGATGAACTTGGCTTAAATAAAGATTACAAATTCTATTCAATGAAACACACTGGGGCTGGCTTTCTTTTAGATGTTCCTGGTATAACCATAAAAGATTTGCAAGAACATCTCGGGCACACGAATATAAATAGTACCTATCAATACATAAAAAAATATCGAGGCTTTACATCCGAAAAAATAAAACACAACTTCCCGAATCCGTTCAATGAAAGCGAGAAATAACCTCGCTTTCATACAAGCCTCCTTTCAAAACTCAAAATCTATACATCACTCCAAAACAAGCTCCCTTGGACGAGTACTCCACCCTAAATCCAACATCATAATAGAAAAAACCTCCACCCATCGAGAGGGTATTGTTAGCGCCAAAAGAAGTCGAAATAAAAGGCTCAAACACTCTTTTCTTTACCATCGTGGTTTCTTTGCACGTTGGGGTAAAAGTGTAAGACAAACACTGTAGTTCGTTATATTGTACAAAGAGATCAACAGACAATTTACCGGATTCGTTGTCAAAAAGCATTTTTTTATATTTCCTCGTTTTATTCCAATCCTTAACCGTCTCTACAATACTTTTCTCTCGATCTATCACGGGGACATCCTTGTATATCGTGTCCGGAACATATACATACTTATACTTTAATTTCCCGGTTAAATAAACCGTATCCGGAACAAATCGAGTTATCGTGTCCCGGATTGTTTTCCCCTCCACGTAACGAACAATTTCGTTCACTTCCGTAGGCCAACGTCCAAGAAAGAAACCGATCACCAAACAGGCAACACTGCATATAATTAGATTTTTTTTCATTTCAACATTTCAATGAATTGAGTAAATTTGTAGCCTCATAAACCAAGTTATTTGGTTCAACAAACGCCGATCCTCGCACGGGAGAATCCTACCACGTACACACCTCCTAAATTTCTCCCGTGCTTTTTATTTAATACAGCCACAAAACTTCTTGATCGTGAGATTCAGAGTCGTCTGCATGAATAAAATTCTTATCAATCCCGATTCTTCGAAACCCAGCCTTCAACAAAGCGTTTACCACCAAGAACCGATTTCTCGATGCGTTACACCTTATATCGACCGCCTGACCAAAAGTATGTGCCCCGGTTCCGCTTCGTCCTTTATTTTTGTCCCACTCCGGGGAACGATAAGCAGAAGTTAAAACAAATGGTATCCCGGCTATCTCTCTAGCCGTATCCAGCTTACTTAGGGTTGTTTGTTTCATATCCTGCAAGCTGCAAGACGGGGAACAACGATTAAATTCTTCTTCTTTAAAATATTTACTTGTTATCATCTGTTACGTCTTTTAATTTGTTTAGTAATTGCTCGGCCGTTTTAGCATCCGCGCATTGAATTATTGCCCGAATTGCATCCGGAAACTTCGCCACCTGGCTCCTCTTCGCCCGCTCGTTCTCCCACACGCTACGCCCTTCGATCAACACGATGGCCGCCGTCACTAGCATCGAGGCGAAAGGCAAAGCGTACCAGTCTATGCAACTCCCGATCAAATCAAAGATCAACGACATGACTTGTATCCGCCAGTAATCTCCCAGTTTCGAAAAAGTTCTCCGCAAACCGCCGGAATAAATCTTCTCTCCCCGGGCTTTAGCGCTATCCGTTCCCGCCCACAAGTCTACGCAAACCGCGAGAACCATTATAACCCACATCGCTAAAATGATATACACTTGCGATTGAATAACGTTAAAATCACCTGTTACAAAAAATTCTATCATTACTCGCCTCCTTTTATTCCATTATTTTTCAACATTGCATTATTTGTTACTATTTTTGCGTATTGAAAACTCTAATTATGGAGGGAACAAGTACCGTGATGGAAAAAGTTCCCCCCTTTTTTTATCACCTTTCCTTGATCGTGTTGTAGAACTCCATGATCGGTTGCTCCAGCAACGTCAAGAAAACGGGTGACACCGGACCACCACTGATGGCTGTGAAAGAGCGATTCTCGCAGTCGTAAGACCCGCTAAAATTCAAATAATCGGAACGCCGTGAATTCTCGTCCACGAAATGCCCGTCGCAACTAAAAGTCACGATACCGGGGATGTTGTTCTCGTACTCCGCCGAAAAATTCACGTTGATCCCTTTCAAAATAACCGGGATCGTGGTTGTCGCTACCGTCTTGTAATTAATTTCCATTTCTATAATTTTTAAATTAAACGTTCGTGTTCTTTATCTTGCAATAAGAATCGATAAGCTGCAATGGAATCGTTCCCGCTTGATCCATCTCGTCAATTCTCTCTCTCAGTACCGTTAACTCGGATTCCTCGAATACCACATCTATGGTCTCTGTGATATTGTTTATAATCGTTTCTTCATTCAAAAGTTCATGACGATCTATCTCCTCCGGGGTGAAATCCACTTTTTTAGCGATTGAATTGAACAACATACCTTTTATGATGTTAGCCTGATCAGGAATGAGATTCTTAATGGCAAATCTGTCTACAAATGTCAGTTTCATACTCGTTAATTTTACATGTTCGATATTAATTCACTTCTTACAATCAAGGATTCCACGTCCCAAGCCAGTTAATAGGCAGCTGGCAGGCCGTCCACTTGTACGTGTCCGTCTTCATCACGAGAACAGTATCTTGTCCACTTGACTGGACAGCCACGTACGTGTTCCCGTTGCGGTAAAATCTTTCACTTCCCGTGCATAACACGTCAAACCCTTGCGAGGCCTCGCTTGTTATGAAAAAATGGCTTCCGATTTCCATACCCGCGTACAAGTTTACTTTCTTCCTGTTACCAGTACCGTAAAGGCATATCATATTGGGATGCTCGTTACCCAGCGTTATACCCGGGTTGGTTCCCGTCATGTAAGCCCTGGAAACTCCCGACACGATGTGCGCATTTGAGAACATTTTTAACATTCCCTGTGTCACCGCCATGGCGTAGGAATTAACATTATTGGGGGCTCCCGCTATCAACGCGACTTGTTTATTACTACCAAGACCACCATAACCTCCCCCGGACAACATGAAAGTCCCAAGCTTGGCATTCCCGGCGGTAGTCATGTCAGGATGACTACCCACGTACACTTGATGACCGCTATAACTGAAATTTAACTGGGAACCAGATAGAGCCAGGTTGCTACCCCTTAGCCACGATCCCTCGATAGCGAAAGGACCGAGCTTGTTCGTTATCCCTAATTTTAACAGTTCCGCACCTCCCACAACCCCTTTCAACCCCCAGTCACTAGCGCTATTATAGTACATGCTAATATAGTTACTAGCATCCTTGTAAGCTTTAAATGATTTCTCCGAATCCGTTGACGTTACCTTTACCCCCGGTCCCACACCAAAGTCTTTGCCGCCAATTATCTTGTTGTCGGCAAACGTGAAACCGATAACGGAAATCATATTGGCCGTGATAACGTTAGCTTTTAGGATGTTCGTTCTTAACTTGTCGATAAAAGCGTTATTGGCCGCCAGCGTGTTGACATCTATAACATCCGCATTAATAAGCCCCGCTTTTATTAGCGGACCTTTAGTTAAAGCGTTCGCCTTCAGTGCCTCGAAACTAGTGAACCCAAGCTGTACCGCGAAAGAATCTTTCGTGACGATTTCTATATCGGCATACCCGTCCGACGTTTGGTCAAAGACCGTTGCGTAATCCACGAACCACTCGCAAGGGGCGGCCTCGGTTGTCACCGGGCCAGAAAGGTAAAGGTGATTGACGGTGTTAAAAGTTCCGGTTGGACCACAAGTTTCCTTGAAAATATAAGTCTCGTATTTCCCCGTTCCCACCATGGGGGTTAGAAATTCCTGCTTGTAACCAGTTCCATGTGAATTATGAGCGTTTTTAAGCGTGTACCCGACGGGTATTTTGGCACTAACTTTAACGATGAACACGGCATTCGCTCTCGATTGATTCCCGAAGTAGAATCCTCCTAGATGACCTGTTGACGTGCCACCATGACACTTGATGTACAAGCACCAATCCGATTCCGAGTACGGGGAACCCGCTAGTTTTTCCTTTATTTGGGCCGCCTCGGTGGATGTCAACGATCCCGCTTGATTTTGACCTGTTGATTTTTTCGTGCGAGATATTACCACGGTTCCCCCGCCATTCTGCGCGCCATAAGTTCTAGTCCCGTTTAACCCTACTTTAAATTCCGGGTCTCGATACAACATTTTCCCGTTAATCGATTCCCCTGGTTGTCCCTGCGCCCCGGTATTCCCCATTTTTCCCACCGAGTAAATTGTAGAACTCGTACCATTAGTGTAACTAATTATCGTTCTCGTCCAAAGATAAGAACCCGCCGCAACCGTTGGAATACTACTGCTCCATGTACCCGTTGGTGCCGTGGTGCCTGATGTTGAGGCTTGATAAGTTATAGCGGTACTACTCACCCCGTTCCCGGCGTTACCGTTCATGCCGTTCGTACCCATTCTACCGACAGAATACATCGTGCTTGTCGTGTTGTCCGTGTAAGTTATGATTGTCCGGGTCCAAAGGTATTGCCCGGCTGCAACGGCGGGTACTCTACTACTCCAC